GATATTACTGGTTGCTGCAGCTATGGATTTAATGGCGTTAGCTTTAGCCGGATTAACACTTGTCGATAGTGATAAGTTAGTTGCAGGAATGATAGTACTTGGTACGATGCTTGCTGTCGTTGCTGTTGTATTAGTTGCTTTGTCTGAAGTAGCTCTTCCTGCTCTTGGCGCTGCATTCGCTTTAGTTATTGTTGGAGCTGCTCTGGATTTAATTGCCGTATCGATGGTAATAGCAGCTTATGCATTAGATAAAGTTGCAGAAGTTCTTCCGAAATTAGCGGCTGGTGCACGTTCGTTCGAAGATGTGAATTGGGACGCCATAGGTAAAGCGGGTGTTGTACTTGCTGAGGTTATAGTTGCCTTGTTCGCTTTACAGTTTGCTACGATTCGTGATGGTACTCCTGCTCTTAGAGAGTTAGCTGAAACAATGCCGATCTTATCGAATGGATTTAAGACCTTTGAGATTTTAAATCCAGAAGCTATTGAACGAGGTGGGGAAGCTTTAGCTACAGCGATTAAAGCGCTGTTTAAACTTCAGTTTGCTACGATTCGTGATGGTACTCCAGCACTTATTGAACTTGGCATGGCTATGCCTGCTGTTGCTATGGGCTTTAAGACGTTTGAAATTCTTAACGCCGAAGCAGTTGCTAAAGGCGGAGAAGCTTTGGCGTTTGCTATTGGAGCATTGTTCGGTCTTCAGTTAGCAACGTTTAGAGATGGAACTAGTGCTCTGTATGATATTGGTATGGCTATGCCTGCTGTTGCTATGGGCTTCTCTAGTTTCGATAGCTTAGATGCCGATAGACTTATAAGTGTTGGAAATGCTTTAACACAAACAATTAAATCTCTGTTTAATTTACAATTTGCTTCGTTCCGTGATGGAACCGAGCAGCTGGTTAATCTTGGAAATTCGCTTCCTCCTTTGGCAAGCGGTTTCAAAGCTTTCGATGGTATTGATCCAAGTAGAATCGAAGACCTTTGCATATCTCTTGAGAAAGGTTTGAGGACTCTTGTTGGTAATGCACTTAAGAATCTGTTTAAAGGAGATGCTGACTTTGTTTCGGTTGCATCGGGTCTTACTCTTCTCGCGCAAGCGGTGAAAGCGATTCCTGAGAATTCTGCTGATATTCTTACTGGATTAGCTACTGGCATTACAACAGCTGGTAGTACGGCAGTCACTACGATTGAACAGGTCGCTACTAAAGTTCTTCAAGATCTTGATAAGATGGTCAAAGAAGCGGATAAGATTACTAAAGAGCTTATTCCGAATATGACGAAGGCTGTTAATCAGAACCGTGGTTCATTTGATCAGGCATTGAAGTCTATTGGTACTACTTTAACGTTTAATTTGACGGCTATGAAAACAGCTCTTTCGACTGCTATTTCAGCTATGAATTTGGCGGTGTCTACTGGTCTTAGCACTATGTCGAACGCTGTAAGTAATTCTATTAGTGAATGCGAAAATGCTGTTTCAAATCGTCTTAGCAATTTCTATAGCTATGGTTATCAGATGGCTACCAATCTTGCTCAAGGTATTTACGATAGTGTGTGGCAAGTTCGAAATGCTGCTATAGCTCTTGCTGAAGCGGCTGAAATAGATGAGCGTACGACTGTTAGAACAACAACCACTACTGGTCAAAACATTAGTACTGGTCTTGCTACTGGTATTAATAATAATTCTAAAAAAGTTATCGGCGCGGTAAACAATTTAACCAATAAAACTGTTAGCACTGTCAATAAGAATCTTAAGGTTAAGTCTCCTTCGAGAGTTATGATGGAGATTGGTGGCTTCGTTGCTCAGGGACTTGCTATCGGAATTCAAAATGGAAGTGACGAGGTCGAGGAATCGATGATTACAGTCATCAATCCTTTACTCGCTGCTTTAAGTCAGTTAATGGATGAGGATTACGACTTTAGTCCGAAGATTACGCCGGTTGTTGACATGAGTAATGTCGACGCTATGGCCAGTGATATTTCTTCATATTTTAGCGATCCTACTTATACGGTTAATGCGGCACGAAGAGTGTCGGCGAACGAATCTGCTTCTGGTGTAGGCTTTGGTAATTACAATAGCGTTGGCGATACAATTAACGCTTCTATCAATGTCTATGCACAGGCGGGTCAGGATGTGAACGAACTTGCTCGCGTGATTGAACGTAGGCTCGTTCGTCTGAATAAACAGCAACAGGTAGGTGCCCTTTAATGGCGAATTACTTTACCTTTGCCGGAAAAAGTAGTCAGGATTTTAAAGTGTATATTAGTGGGCAGGGGACTTATGTAGCTCCTGCCCATGTTTATTCGTCCTACGATATTCCCGGCAGAAACGGGGCATTATTAGTGGATGAGAAACGCTTTGAAAATTGCGATATTACTTATCCGGCCTTTATTTATGAAGACATGAAAGAAAACCTTGCGGCGTTTAGAAACTATATTCTTTCGAAAATCGGTTATCAGCGTCTCGAGGATACTTATCATCCGGAAGAGTTTCGGTTGGCGGCTTATTATGATGGCCTCGAACCTGCGGTGAATCAAAGACATGACTTTACACAATTTGGTATAACATTTCATTGCAAGCCGCAGCGTTTTTTGAAAAGTGGGGAGCGGGTTTTGACTCTTACATCAAATGGTAGTATCGAAAATCCTACTGAGTTTGAGTCAAAACCTCTTCTCCGAGTTTACGGTACTGGAACGCTTGGTATAGGAAGTAAATCCATTACGATTTCTCAAGCTGATAGTTATACGGATATTGACTGTGAAATGATGGATTGCTTTAAAGGTACTACCAGTAAGAATGACAAAGTTACTTTTTCGGACTATAATTTCCCGACATTGTTACCGGGAACAAATGGTATCTCATTGGGTAGTGGTATTACTCAAGTAGACATTACACCGAGATGGTGGATTCTATAAAATTATATTTGGAGGTAGGTAAGAAATGATTCCGATTCTATTTTACGGAAACGCAACAAGTTTTACCTCCAATGGTATCGGAAGACTGACAGAAATTATATCCTGTGAAGTTACAGAAGAGCGAAACGGTATTTATGAAGTTGAGTTTGAGTATCCTGCTAATGGAAAGTATTATTCTCTTCTCGTTAGTATGGTCGAAGCTTACGCCGCAGGCATTCGCAATTCTCAGGGAATAATTGCTTGTATTCATGATGACAAGCACGATATTCAGCCTTTCGATATTTATAGCTTTTCTGCACCGATTGATGGCGTGGCTAAATTTTATGCGCATCATATTTCTTATCGTTTAGCTAGCATGATATTAAAGCCTATACATGCATCGTCGGTTGCTCAACTTATTGGCGCGATACCGTCATATTCGGCAGGCGCTGATTCTGCTAATTTTACTTATTGGACCGATAAGGTAGCAACAGGTAATTTTGATACGAAAGTTCCGAAACAGCTTCGTTCACTTTTGGGCGGAGAAGAAGGTTCTATTCTTGATATTTATGGTAAAGGCGAATACGAGTTTGACAAATTTAATGTTAAACTTTATGTGAACCGTGGCGTAAATTCTGGAGTGACCATTCGCTATGGCAAAAATTTAATTGATGCCACTCGCGAAATGGACAATAGTGATAAATTTAATGCTGTTGCGCCTTATTGGATTGGAAGCGTGTCGGATGAAAGTACTGGCGAGACTGAGGAAGAGGTTGTTTACCTTTCCGGAAACGGCTACGTTCAGGGAACTAACTCTACTGGTCTTCCGGTTATTATTGAATTAGATTTATCGTCCGAATTCGATGAAAAACCGACAACTTCTCAATTACAAACTAAAGCTCTCGAGTATTTAGACAATAATACTCCATGGCTTCCGAATAATAACATTACAGTTGATTTTGTTCAGCTTTGGCAAACGACTGAATATGAGAATGTAGCTGTATTGCAGAGAGTTTCCCTTTGCGATACAGTTTCTGTATATTATCCGGAAATTGGCATTATTGCTAGTAATCAAAAGGTCATTAAAGTTGTTTATGATGTGTTGCTTGAACGATATTCTGAAATGGAAATCGGCGATGCATCCACGTCTTTAGCAGATAGCATTACTTCGGATCTTCGTGAACAATACGAGAAAGATTTGGAAAAAGCGAAAAAGAATGCTGCAACTTATAGTGCATTGCAGGCTGCGATTAATCATGCCACTGAATTGATTACCGGTGGTCTTGGCGGCTATGTTGTATTTAATTACAACGCAAATGGTCAACCAATAGAAATTCTGATTATGGATACGCCTGATATTAGTACTGCGGTCAATGTTTGGCGATTTAATAGCGGTGGTTTGGGTCATAGTCATAATGGTTATAATGGTCCATTTAGTGATGTAGCACTCACTATGGATGGAGCTATTAATGCCACGATGATGACGACCGGCCAGCTTAATGCCAATATTATTAAAGCTGGTATTATTCAGGATGCACATCAGTACAACTATTGGAACTTAGAAACTGGTGAATTTCAGCTTAAGGCTTATCCAACAAAGACCGAAGTTACTAATGAAATTAGTGATGCTATTGACGATGTTGATGTTAGCGGCGATATTTCTAGTGCTTTAAGTACTTATGATTCAACATGGAATCAGACTAAAGTATTTAATAAACTTACTAATAATGGACAGTTGCAAGGCATTTATATGCAAAATGATACTCTTTATATAAATGCGAGTTATATTCTTAGTGGTATTTTAAAAGTCGGCGGTTATGGTAATAACAATGGTGTTTTGCAGATTCTTGATGCCGACAATAATATTCGTGGGATATTTGATAAAGACGGAATTTCATTATTTAGTTCTTATATTTATTTAGCTGATGGTTATCGTTGGTATACTTGGAACGTTGGAAACAATGCTGCTCCCGGCTATCGAAAAGAAGTTAAGATTGCATCACAAGATGGTATCCTGTATTTTGATGCGATACAGGTAAAAGATAGCGCTGGACAAGACATGACGGCTACTACTTATGAGGTGGCCAAAATGTTTACAAAAGGCATAAATACTGCAGTTTTATCCGGAACTAAAAGATTACTCTTAGGTATTGGAAGAACTACTTATGGTGATGCTTCTGCTTATGAAACTGCTGATGCAAGTTTTGTTCAAATTTCGCAAAATTCTAATAATAGTTTATATGTTGGAAAATTAGATAGCATCGACAAAATTTATGCATATTCGACCATGGTTCAGATTGATGCAGCTATCAAACTTGGCTATGGTTATATTTTCTTAGTTCCCGGAGCTATGAGCAGTCAAGTTTCTTCTCAAACAACATGCTCTTTTCGTTATTCTACTTCAGATCCGGCATCTAGATCTAGTGCAAGTTCTATTGGAACTCAAATTATGCAGATTGTTGGCGGAGATAGTCAAAGTAATAGAGGTATTATTGTTGACGGTTATGCCATCGTTAGAGGTACAAAGCCTCGTAGCATAGACGTGGATCAATTTGAGGAACGCATTCTTTATAGTTATGAAACTCCCTCTCCGATGTTTGGGGATGTTGGGGAAGGATTAATTGATGAAGACGGTTTAGGTTATATTTACTTAGATCCGATCTTTGCGCAAACTATTGATACAAAAGCGACGTATCAAGTATTTCTTCAGAAGTATGGCGAGGGCGATTGTTGGGTTGAAGAACGTAAACCTGATTATTTTGTCGTTAAAGGAACTCCCGGATTAAAATTCGGATGGGAGTTGAAAGGTAAGCAATTCGATCATGACGGTCGAAGATTTGAGAAAACTGATACTTTACGAGATCTTAATAATCCTGTTAGAGACCGTAAGATTTCGTATGATGAAGATGCTGCTAATTATATTCAGAATCTTTATAGTGAAAGGATGAATTTTGAGCGATGAAAGTAGCAACTAGTGCTACAGTATTTTCGGATGCTGTTGGAATGCGTTTATCTGTCACATATTCCGTAGTGGATAATAACACCGGAAAAATTATTGAAGACAATAAACGTGCGAATAAAGTTCTTACTGATGCTGAAATTAAAAGTTTAGCGCAGGATCTACTTGTTTATTCGCAGGACTATATTGAATCTTTGGAGGAGTAAACTATGATCACCTACAGAAACAAATTGAGCGTTACTCCCGGCGGTAGACCGACAGTCGTTCACTTGAATCAAAATGATGCGGACTTTACGCTGATATTTGATCTGTATTCTGTATACGGTGATCTTACAATCCAGTCTGGTTCGAGTGTGCTGATGGACGGCCGACATGAAAATGGTACACCATTTAGTATTAATGGCTCTATATCCGGAACGGTCGTAACAATACCGGGAAGTACGTCCTTAACGTCTGATCTTGGTAAAGCGGTCGGTGAAGTCACGATTACTAAAAGCGGTAAACGCCTCAGCACCTCGAACATTTTATTTATTATTGAGCCTAGAGCATAACCGGAGGATAATGCAACATGATTACCTATAGAAACAAACTTGATATGACTCCGGGTGGAGTTCCATTGGTAATTAATGTAAGTCAGTATGATAGCGACTTTACACTTATATTTGACTTGTTTGCTTCGAATGGGGAGCTTGTCATCGAAAATGGAACTACCGTCGGTATTCGAGGAACAAAGACTGACGGAAACGGATATTCTGTTGATGCAAGTATTTCTTCGAATACTGTAACTGTAACCGGCGATCAGCAAATGACTGCTGTTCCCGGCAATAATATATTTGAATTAACACTCTATAAGAGTAATAAAGAGCTGAACACCGCCAACTTTATTCTCAAAGTTGAAGATGCGGCTCTTGATAAGGATAATCTCGCATCCGGATCAGTCATTCGCGAATTAGTGAATGTCATTGATAATTCGGCTGCGATTATTGCTGCTGGTCAGGCGGTTTCTGCAGGCGTTACTGAAATGCGGCAGTTACGGAATGATGCTGTAAATGCTAGACAGGATGCTGTCGCTGCAAAAGAAGCTACTGAACAACTGCAACGTGATCTGGAAGATACCTTTGAGGATTTCGAAGAGGATACTCAGGAAATTATATCTTCCATGCAGCAAGCGGCTGCTAATGTTGCCAATGAAATGAACCGTGCTGCGAATGCTGTTATAGCTGAAGTTCAGCACAAAGGCGAGCAGATCCAGTCGATTGCTACAAATGCTGACCAGATTGCTCTTCAGGCATTGGAGAGGGCTGGTAATGCTGAAAACGAATCGGCTGAAACAACCAATAAATTAGCTAGTATTCAGGCTTTAGTCGAAGACTTTAGACTTAGACTCGAGAACAAGATCGATGATGCGTTTCTTGAGAACGGTCTGTTATATATGCTGGCTGATGGTACGGTTGTTGTCGGTCCTCTTGGCCCCTTTGCTGGTGGCGGCGGAGGCGGCGGTGGTGGAGATAGTAACCACGCTGTTATCACCGTTACAAATACTACTGGCTGGTTAGCCAAGACGATAGCGGAAGGTTCTTCTTGCTATGTCACTCTTGTTTGGTCTTCTATTGAGGACGAGATTCCGACTGGTGCCGGTACTTTGAAAGTAACCGTCAACGGTGTTGTGAAGACTACTCAGCAGATTGATCAGGGTGAAGTTAGTGTTAACCTTGCTAAGTATTGCAATGCTGGTTCGAATGTTTGTAAGGTTCAGATTGCTGATATTTATGGCAATGCCCGAACCATCAACTTCTCAATCAGCGTAACAAAATTGTCTATTAGTTCGTCTTTTGATACGAGTGTTCCGTATCAGGGAGCTATCTCGTTCCCGTATACTCCGGTTGGCTCGGTTCAGAAGACGGTTTATTTTGTTCTTGATGGGACTACAATTGGTACTCAGGTGACTGCTGTTAGTGGCAGACAGATGAGTTACACCATTCCTGCTCAGTCTCATGGTGCTCATAACCTTAAAGTATATTTTGAAGTTGAGATCGACGGACAGACTGTTCGGAGTAATGAGTTATATTTCGAATTCATGTCTATCTCTGCCTTGGACGATACTGTTATTATCATCAGTTCGTTCGGACTTAGAAGCGTTGATCAGTATAGTTCGGTTCAGATTCCGTTCAGAGTCTATGATCCGTCAAACTATACGACTGAAGTATCGTTATATTTGAATGATGCTTTGGTTTCAACACAGACTGTTGATCGTACCGAGCAGTCTTATACTGTTCGTGCGAACAATGCCGGTTATGACGAATTTGAAGGTTCTGCTTTTGAAGCAGGCGTAACTTATTACGAGCGTAGCGTTGATTCTCATGACAATTATATTTACACGAGAACTCAGGATACGACTTATGATTCTGAGAAAACTTACTATGTTCTTAAGAAAACAAGCTTTACGATTGTTGCTGGACAAACCGCGAAGATTATTTCGTTCGAAGTTAATCCGGTCGACATCGACGTTGAAGCAGAATCTCAGGATCTTGCGTTATATTTGACTGCTCAGGGCAGATCTAATAACGAAGAGACTCGTGATATTTGGAACTACTATCCGTTAACGAAGGATGTTACCAAGCAAAACGGTAAAACCTATTACACTCGTAGCGGATCGGCTCCGAATTATACTTACACCGAATTTACTGGAAACGCTTTTGTTTCCGGAACAGATTACTATGAGGAACCGATCGAAGTTCAGTTGAGTGATTTCACTTGGACTCTGGATGGATGGCAGACCGATAGCGATGGCATTAATGTTATGCGACTCGTTGACGATGCTAGACTGACGATTCCTTACAAAATATTTGAGAACGATTTCAAGACTGACGGAAAGACGATCGAGATCGAGTTTGCAACGAGAGCCGTTACGAACTACGATTCTGTTATATTTTCCTGTGTCGATGATTCTCCGTTCTATAATTACATTCCCTTTACGGGAGAAGCATTCGTCTCTGGTGTAACGTATTACGAATGTACAAACGTGAGTCAGCAGACTTATGAAGCAACTTCCGACGCGACTTATGATTCTACAAAACAGTATTATACTCGTGCCGTAAGGAAAATTGGTATTGAGATTACTTCTCAGGAAATTGCCTTTAGTGGGGCACAGACCGAGATTGGTACCGTTTATAAGGATAATGAGCATGTTCGTCTGACTATCGTTATTGAGAAACAGACCGAAAACAGACTCATTCTGATTTATATTAATGGTATTATGTCCAGAGCTATCCAGTACGCATCGGGTGAACGATTCAATCAGTTAACCCCGGTTAACATTAGTGTTGGATCGAACGATTGTGGAATTGATATTTATAACATTCGTGTTTATGACAATAGTTTGAACAGAATGCAAGTTCTCGATAACTGGATTGCGGATACTCAGATTGGTGATATTATGCTTGAGCGTTATCAGCATAATCAGGTTTATAATGAATCTGGTGAGATAACGTCTGGTAACCTTCCTACTGATCTGCCGTACTTTATTATCGAGTGCGCCGATCGACTCCCGCAGTACAAAGGCGATAAGTTGACTTGCAGCGGATCGTTTGTTGTTCCCGGAAATCCGGCGAAGTCCTTTACTTTTGAAGGATGTCAGATCAACGTTCAGGGTACCAGTTCGGCGATTTACTATCGTAAGAACTACGATCTTCAGTTTAAGAACGGCTTTACTCTTGGCAATGGCACGTCTGTTTCAAACTACGGGATATTTAACGATTCTATTCCGTTTAACAGGTTTGTTCTGAAAGCTGACGTTGCTTCGAGCGAATCGGCGAACAATACGGAACTGACGATGTTCTATCACGATTCTTGTCCTTATAGAACTCCTGCGATGCAAGAGAATCCTAGGGTTCGTTATGGTATCGAGGGTAGACCGGTTGTTGTGTTCTGGTACAATCCTGACGATCAGACTACACAGTTTATGGGTAAGTACAACTTTAACCTTCCGAAACGTGCTCCTGAGCCTTATGGCTATGCCGGTGACGATAGTCTGGAAAGCTGGGAAGTTGAAAGGAACAATAGCTTGAACGTTAAATACCAAGACAATGACTTTACGTCTACGTCTGTTGATGCTTTGAGTGGCGAAACTTATCCCACTTGGTATGATGACTGGGAAGCAAGATTCCCGAGTGACGAATGGCGTGACTATTCGAAACTTAATGAGTTTGTTGCGTGGGTTAAATCCACTTGGCGTGATGCCGCAACGAACGATACGTTTGATACTCCGGTTGTTTATCGTCTGACTACTGCTACAACTGTCAGTGCTTATACGGATACTGACGATAGCTTTACTGTTGAAGATGAGGTAGTTGAAGGACAGTCTACCGGATACAAAATTTTAACCTTTACGAAAGATACAGCTGCTTATCGGTTGACGAAATTCAGAGCTGAGGCTTCTCAGTACATGGAAATCGATAGTGCTGTGTTCTATTATTTATTTACAGAATTATTCTTAATGATTGACTCCAGAGCCAAGAATATGTTCATGGGCTTTGATGGTAGCGAAATTCAAAATGGAAGTTAAGGAGGAAACTGAGAAATGAGCGATGAAAATCGACAGATGGATCATAAGGTCGTATTCGAACCTTACGATATGGATACCGCATTAGGTACGAATAACTCGGGCGTTTTGATGTTTTCTCCTTATTTGGAGGACACTGATACAGTTTCCAGCGTTATTGCTGGAGGCGATAGCGGAGGTTCAGAGGCTCCTGTGTATAACGCACAGGACTCTGTCCTCTGGAATAACCTTCGTGATGCCTTTAGATCTGAATTGGTCCAGATGTATCGAAACCTTCGAGCTTCTAATGGTCCGTGGCAGTATAATGCCATTGAGAAACGTTTTGAAGATCATCAGGCTATTTGGCCTGAAGCGATATTTAACGAGGACGCTTGGGTTAAGTACCTTATCCCTCTGGTCGACCCCGTTACGGTTGATGAAGATACTGGTGAATTAATTCGTACTGACCGATATTTAACGATGCTTCAGGGTAGTAAAAAG